AGTGCGCTTAGCGGGGGTCGTGGGGGTGCCGTCCGGCTCGGATTGCACAACCTCGGAAGGCGTGGCACCTGCCGAGAAGCCGAGCCGGGCGAGCTCTTCCTTGACAGCCTGGGCGCGTTGCTTCAGGCCTCGGCGGACGTATCCGTCGAGCTCTCGCCGTAGTGCTTCGATGAGTGCGTCTTTAGTCATGGTGAGACTCCGAGCTCGGGGACTGTGCGCGTCCCCGAGCTGGATGGGGGTCTACTAGGCCCAGTTAGCCGTAATGAGGCCGGTGCCGGTGATTGCCGAGAATGCTGTCGGGTATTTGCCGGCTGTGTATGCCGAGAAGCCGAAGACAACGGTACGGATGGCGATGTTGCCGTCTGGCTGTTCGAAACGAACGTACAGAGGTGAGCCGCCATTGTCTTCCCAGATGTAGCTTTCGCGGAAGTCGCCGACAAGAACAGCTGTCTCGTTGGTTCCGGTGCCCAGGTTCGTCGGCATGTTTGCGTCAGCGATGACGGGAAGGCCGAGAATCTGGAGGCCGCCCATGTCGTACGCGGGACGGTCGAAGGTGCCCGGTGCGTTGAATGGGTTTCCAGCTGTTGCGTTGAAGAGCGGGCGGTTGGTTGAATCCAACGCGCGGAGCCAGCAACCAATAAGCGACGGGTGGGCGACGATGTGAGTCGCTCCGCCGTAGAAATTGGAGCTGATGTCCTGAATCGCGGCGACAAGCTTGGGGAAGAACTCCGCCCAGGTTGGTGACGCGTCGGTGTATGTCGTTGCGTTGATGCCTGAGGTGTTCAGGATTCCGCGGTGTTCGCCAGATGAGCCCGAGCCGTTGATTGCCAACGCGTCGACCTTTGTCTGATACGAACGAATCGCATCGCCGAGGAGCTGAGTCTCGACGCCAGTACCGCGAAGGACGGCCTGCTTCGAGAGGTCAAACATTGACGCGACGGTGTTGATGTTCACGGTGAGAAGTGTGTCGTCTGGGCTCGACTCTGTTGGAGCTGAGTTCTCTGAACTCTGAACGTAGGACGTAATTCCCGTAGTGAGGCGTCCGATGTTGACCGTCATGCCCTGGGCAGGTAACGCGGAGTTAGTAGAGATGTCCAGCACCGGACGGCCAGCGCGACGAAGCGGCGCGAAGTCGTTGACGAGGTACTGAGGAACGACGAGGCCGGCGAAGTTGCTGGTACCTGAGTCACGCTTCTCCATGCTTTCGCGCTGGTAGCGAGCGATTCGTTCGCGGGCTTCGTAGCTTCCGCCGAACTCTGCCGCGATTGCGTCAGCGAGGAAGTCGTTCTGGCCGCGCTCGTGATAGGTCGCTTCTTCCGAGATGACGCGAGCGGGAGCCGCTGAGCGTGTCTCGACAGCTGAACCGTCTACGGATGCGGCGAGTTCCGCGGCCTTGGCCTTACGGACTTCGATGTCGGTGATTTGTTCGATGCGCTCGTCGAGCTTGTCGATTTCAAGCTTGAGGGCTTGGATGTTGGCGAGCTCGATGTCGGTCACGTCACGGCTTTCGTCGGCGGCGCGGTTGAGCGTTGCGTCGATGAGGCCGGTCTTTGAGTCACGAGTCTCGTGGAGGTTGTTGAGGAATGCGTTCACGGTGGTCTCCCGGTGGTAGTCGCTGATTGGGTAACGGGGTGCCATCCGCTTCCCGGAGAGGGTGCCGCTGTGCGGGGTGCTTCTCTCGGGCCGGTGGGGTGCCGACTAGATACGGATTCTAGTCAACGGGTGCGGAGCTTGGCGAGTATTGCTTCGGCGATTGTTTTGTTCGGCGTCGCTTTAGGTTCGCCGGCTCTTTCGTTTTGAAGGCTGAGGTCGTCGTCTTCGATGTCATCTTCTTCGATGTCGTCGTCGTCTTCTTCGGATGCGTAGAGCGCGGCCAGCTGGCGCTCCGCTTGTGCGCGGCTTCGGTGGCAACCTTCAAGCTCGCCGTCTTCGTCTTTGACTACAGCGAAGCCGAGACAGTTTTGATTTCCCTCTTCAATGTGCCAAGGCATGAGCTAGTCCTCCGGTGTTGAGAAGATGCGGATGGTCTCCGTACCGCTGGCGACAATGGCCCAGAGGTCTTGACCTGGCCCGAGTGTTCCCTGGATTGGTGCGGCGTGTTTTGCTACGGGGAAGCCGTTGGCGACGGTGACGGTCGAGTCTCCGAGATAGACGACGGTGTTCCCGTCGATTTGGAGCCAGATGGGTCGGTGTGTCGGGTCGGTTGCGACGATTTGCGTGGCGGTTGTCGTAACTGTTTTGACGCGTTGCGGGGATGGCATGAGTTACTTCTTGAGATTCTTCAGTAGTTCCTCAACAGCGTCGAGGTTCGGGGTCGGCGATGTTTCGCGGACGGCGGCAATTTGGGCGTTCTGGCCGTAAGCCCCGAACGTCACGAGCGACACTTCGGCGAGGTGCGCGGCGATTCGTTCGATGACTCCGTCTTTCCGTCGGTTGTCCTTCAAGGCTTGGAAGCCAATGCTGAACTCGCTGAGCGCTCCATCGCGTACGAGCTCCAGGATGTCGTCGGAGCGGGAACCCTTGGAGACTCTGAACTCTCCCCAGAGTCCGCCAGCTTCTTCGCGGAGAAGTGTGGCGCGTCCGATGGGTAGCGCTCTGGAGTCGTGGGAGACGAGGAGCTTGACGCGGTGCGCGTTCGGGATTACTCGCGAGAACGCTCCACGGCGGAAGACTTCGGTAAGGGTGGAGCTGATGCGTTGCTCGACGTCGTAGGGGACGACGATTCCGCATATTGTCCGGCCGTCGCCGTCTCCGCGGACTTCGAGGTCGGTCTCGAATGCTCTGGTCTCGATTGTCATACGGGGATTTCCTCCGGCTGTGTTTCGGTTGGTGTTCCGATTGGGGGCAAGTCTTCGAGTTCTCGAATCTCGTCGACTGTTAGGAAGCCAGCGTCGAGCGCCAGCTTGTGAGCCTGGTATCGGGTGTAGGTGTCAGCTCTGAGAAGGCTGTCGTAGTTGAACTTTGCGACTTGTCCGCGTGGGAGGTAGTCGGTGAAGGCGGCCTCGATGCGGTGAGTGAGCGGGGCGATGGATGTACGGAGGAACTCGAGACCTTGCGCTTCGATGTTGCTATAGGTGCGGGAAGTGTTCGGGGCTCCGATGAAGTTGCCGGGGACGCCGACAATGTTGGCCGCGTCTGAGACGGCCTGGTTGCGAGCTTCGACGAGCTGGCTGTCGTTGGCGTTGGCGCTCAATGGTTCGACGTCGGTGGTGGCGTTGAGGACGGCGGGGATGCGGGACTTGCCGCCGTAGGATTCCATCCAACGAAGCTTCAAGAGGTTCGCTTCTTCTTCGGTGAGGTCAGGGTTCGAGCTCTTGATTTTGTAGCTCGGCATCGCTCCGCCGTCGAAGTAGCGGGCGGCGTATTCCATGACAGCAACAGCCGCGCCGATTCCCTGGCGTTGTGCGGCGATGATTCCGATTCCAGCGATGTCACCCGGAAGGCTGAAGCCTTTGACGTGGAATATCTGAGAGCTGTCGAAGTCGCGGTCGTCGATGCGGAAGACTTTTCTCCCGTCGACTTTCATGATGGTTACGCGCTCGGGAGCGACGGGGTAGATACTTTCGGGGTATCCGGAGAGTCCAGGCTCGCCGAGGATGGCGACGTAGTTCCCGTGAAGGATGAGCGCCGCGGTCATGGCGGAGATGGTTTCGATACGCGTCTCGAGTGGGTTCGGCCGTTCGAGGAGGCGCGGGGTCGGCTCGAGTTTTTGGTCGTTGCGATATGCGTGAAGCGGGAGGATGCCAACGGTGTCGGCAATCATGGTCGTCGCTCTCCATATTGCCGGTACCGACAGAGTTGTCTCTGTGTCAATGGGGACGCCGGCGTAGTTGTCAATTACTGAGCGAGAGATTCGGCCCGAGCTGTCCACATAAGCCCCGCGGACTTCGTTCGATTTTTGGAGGAGGCGGTTCAGCATTGTCTAGCTTCTTTCGGCGGCAATACCGAAAGCGAGCAACGCGACGCCGGCGAATGCCAGGCCGAGAGGTATCGCTATCAGTAGAAGGCTCATTGTCACGATTGTAGTACCGATGGCTTGGATGATTGTGGGTAGGTGTTTTTTCATTAGAAGATACGGCTCCTTGTTGTTTCGGGTGGTCGGCGATTCGTTGCGTGATGGTAGGCGATGGTTGCGGAGAAGAGCGGCGTGAGGTCGGCGGTCTCAACGGTGCGCGACCATAGCCATCCGCTCGCCATCTGTTTACGCTTGGCGGATTCGATAGCGGCCTCAAGAGACGCATGGGGGCGGATGCGAATGGCATCGTCAAGGACGGCGTCGTAGAAGAGCCCACAAGCGGCCGTCATGTCTCGGATGGTGTACCGGGTGACGGGTATTCCTCCACCCTCAAGACGGTCGACGAGCGAGTTCGCTGGAGAGTATCCGTCAACGACGAGCGTCCCCTTGTGCTTTCGCCACAAGTCGAGAGCTCTGTCAACAATCCAGCCGACTCCTTCGCGGTGCTCAATGAGCTCCACGCGTCCGGTCTCATCGGCGACCGAAATTGCTGAATAGCTTCTATCCATTGCAACGTCAATACCGAACGAAAGACGACCAGACGGAGCGGTCTCGGCGTCCATGACTCGAGCGACATACTTCGCCGGGATAGCGGCCTCGTCGAGGACAGTCCATTGACACAGATACGCGCGACGAAACTCACCCTCTGTCATCGTCCCCCGAGCGTGAGCGATAACCCTCTCGTCGATGGTCAACCCCATCGCGGGTATCGTCCGCCACCACGTCGCCGGGTCGTCAATGTCATCGTCTTCGCCGGCGCTGTATTCGAAGTAGGCGACTCCTTCGTCAATGCCAGCCTCAACCATTGCGCGGCCTTGTTCGACCTTGCGCTTCAAGTATAGCGAGCTCTGTGTCCCCGCCGTTGAAATAACGAACAGCTGGGCGTCGCGCTTTGTTGCCATCGCCGGCAGTAGGGCACCTTCTCGCCGGTCGTCTTCGTCGGAGAAGGCTTCGTCGATGATGCCGAGGTTGATGACTCGACCGTGTCCAGCTGTGGGCGTGGATGGCATGACGTCGATTCGGCTTGAGTTCTTAAAGTGAATCGACTCCATGCCGGCGCCGCGATATACGCGCTTGATGGTGCTCGCCAGCTGGCTCACCTCGAGAAGAGGAACCTGGTCGTCGATAAGTTTCCTTCGAGCGTCCCAGCCGGTTTGAGCGGTGTATCCGATGACTTGAGGCGTACCCCATAGAAGAGCCCGGTGTAGTTCCATGGCCAGCATGAGCGACGTCTTGCCGCATTGACGCGGGACGAGGACATTGAGCTCTCGGAACGCTGGCGTCCCGTCTGGCATTACCTCAAGCGCAACGTCCGCTATCTGTTGTTGCCACGGCATGAGAGGCGTCCCGAGACGCTTCGCAATAGCGGCGACTTCATGCCCGCGCGTCTTTCGCTTTTTGTTTCGAGGTGTTGCCCACCTCGGACGCGATGCTGGCGATGAGTTGGTCGAACGGGTCGGCATGATTCTCGGATTCTTCTCGTAGAGCTTTTTCGGCGGCGCGGTATTCGCGCCAGATTGTCGGATTGTCTGGTTGAGCGTCAACAGCTGAGGCAAGGCCTCGAGCTATTTGAACGCGAGCGTCGGCGATATCGTCCAACCGGCCAGCTGAGCGGAGCGCTTCGATTGTCTTCTCGAGCGCTTCTCTCTGTGGGCCGTCGAAAGACTTGGCACGATTCGGCGGTTTTTTAATGGAGGTCGCTGGTTTTTTTGTTGTTTTGTTGGAATTGGCTGAGTTTTGAGTCATTTTTGCCCGATTCGGCTCGGGTTCGTGGAACCGTTGAGAATATAAATCCATTGTCTTCGTCGGGGTGGCCGTGATATCGCCAGGGGAAAAACGGGGTGGGGTTTCCTCACCATGCCCGGCTCGAGGTCGTCTTGTGCTTCATGTTGCGCCCATTGTTGCATCGTGAGCAGGCCGCGCGGAGGTTGTCGAGCTCGTACCAGTCGCCACCCATTGAGACCGGCAGAATATGGTCGACCTCGACGGCGACCTGAGTACAGCCCGCCGCGCGTATCTGGCACCTGTTGTCATCGCGTAGCAGTACCTCAGCGCGTACCTTCTTCCAAGGCCCGGAGTATTGCGGTTTCCTAGCCATGGCTCCCGCTTCGTGTGCTCCAATGTCCAGCTCCTCGTCCGTTATCCCAGAGGAACGCCGCGACTCGGAGGTGACAGTCTGGACGGGTGAGCGCTTTGATGTGACTCTCTCTAGCCTTGAGTCGACAGATGCGTCTCGTTACTGTGCGCCAGCTCCCTTGAATCTGAAGCAAGGAGACGTCGGGGTAGCCGGTGCTCTTGCGGACGGCGCTGATGCTTTTGAACGAGCACCTCGACTCGCGCCAAGCAATCGGGCCGAAGATGGTCGGAGGCAGGCCGTACTTCTTCAAGATGGCGTGGTGCTGTGGGCAGTCCTTGACGGGTTCGGCTTGAGCTGTTGATGTCACGCTCATCGTCCCGAGTAGACCGAAGAGTAGGCACAGCGCCAGACGATAGCCATAGTTCCGGTGTCGGTTGCCCGTCGATGTGGCGTCTCGATGACGTGGCCGAGTGTCTGAAGTTCCTGGCGTCTCTTGGCGGCGCTTGAGCGGAGTATCCCGGTCGCTGTTGCCAGCTCGTAATCCGTGGCAGTTCCTAAGCGTTGAAGTGCTTCCCATACGCGTCTCCTTTGTGATGGGCCCCGGTGCTGTGCATTCTCGGCGGCTGTCTTGGCGGTATCTGGGTCGTTGGTTCTAGCGAGCCTAGTGGCGGGGATGGTGGCAGTCATGGGCTTCGGTGTGGATATCCAGCTCACCATCGGGCCGAAGTCGTCAACGATGCGGACGTATGTCTTCCCGATGGGGACGCCGTCGAAGAGTGTGGGCTGGCTCATCGTGCGCTTCCGTTCGGCTGGTAGTAGGCCTTTAGGGCGAGGCGGATGTTGGCGTAGGCATCGCCGAAGATTCCCTCGGCATTGTCAACGGTGAGGAGCTTTGAGACGTGGATGGCGTCGACTAGATACTGTGCGGCGCGTTGGATGTCTTGGAGTTGTTCGAGCCGGCGAGTGAGCTGGTCGATGTTGGTTTCTAGGCCGGCGATGGTGTCCTCGATGAGTTCCATCGCTTGGGTTGTTTCGTTGTTAGTCATTGTCTTCTTCTTTCGTGTTGTATTCGGTGAATCCTTGGCGGCGTAGGTCGGCTTCGAGTTGTCTGATGTATTCGAGCGCGGTGAGTGCTGTGTCTCGGATTCGTTGGTATTCGTGAGGGTGGACGTGGCTGTTGCCGGCGAAGTGTGTGAGTGCTGTCTTGAGTTCGTGGCGGTTGATTCTCATCGTGTTCCCGTTCCGTCGCATGATGGGCAAACGGCGTAGACCTTGTTCTCTGTCCACACACAGCTCAGGCCTTCGAGTCCTTCGATGTCTCTGTTGGTTCCGAAGCATTCGCGGCAGCTTCTCGCCGGCGATGAGTTCGCTATTTGGCTCTGTTTCATATTGGCTCTCATTAGTGCGTCATGGGTGGGGGTACCCGTCTCCTCACGGGTGGGGGTACCCTTCCTCATGGGTGAGGACATGACGAGCGTGTAGATATTCGTCGTGGGGTCTCCGTTCGGGCCTTGTCGGTTCTCTACGGTAAGAGCTCCCAGCTCCACAAGTTCGTCCTTCGCTCTGTCGATGGTGGCGACGGATACGTCCATGAGTTGCGCCAGGGTCTTCCGTGATGGCCAGGCTTGGCCGCGCTTGTTGGCGTATCGGTTGAGCACAGCGAAGAGCCTCACGGCGTTCGGTGAGACACTCGAGAAGAGGACGTACTCGGGAACGATGGCGAAGTAATCGGTAGAACTAATTTCCCCCACGGCGCTCCTCTTTCGTGAACTCTTCGAGAGCGTCACGCACAAGCGCGGAGACGCTGATGTTCTTTCCGTCTTTGAGCTGTCGCGCTCCAGCCATCCGGAGGAGTTTGTTGTATAGCTCTCTTTCGACTCGGCAAGTAAGGACAAGCTGGTCGGCTTTCATTTCATTCATGGGGGTCTTCCTGGGGTTGGTAGAAGTGTTCACAGCCGGCGAGGACTGTGGGGCGGAATACGAGTCCGGTGTCGAATTCTTCAATGATGATGGTGACGGGTTCTCCACAGATTGCACAGCCGACGGTCGCTAACTCTGGATAACTCAACGGAGAACTCGCTTCATTTCTTCGACGTCGTTCGGGCGCCAGACGTACACTTCGGCGGATGTTTTGCGGAGCTGGTCGAGCCAGTCGTGTTGAGCTGTTGAGATTCGTCCGCGTTCGTTTTTGATTTCGGCGAAGACAAGACGGCCGTCTCGGACGGCGACGTAGTCGGGGAACCCCCGAGCGCCGCGGAACGCTGTGGCCCATGTTCCGGACTGTCGAACAGCTGGCTCGTCGTGTTTCCATGTCCAGCCGAAGAGGTCGAGCAGATGCTCGACGATGGTTGCTAGGTCACGCTCCAGCATCGTCACCCCATTCTCCTCCGTAGATGCGTACGTAGCGCTGGCGCATATAGGCGGAGCGGCTGGCTTCACGGTCGGCTCGTTCTTCGTCTAAACGTCCGAGGAGGTCTCTGAGGCGGGCGGTGCCGTATCCCCAGGCGAACGAGATGACAATGAGCGCGAGGATGATGACGTCGCTCATCGGAGCCCCCACGCAATAGCAAGGATGGCGACGGCGTTGAGAATGATTCCGACATTCTGGAATGTGTCCGTCATGAGTTGACCTCTGGGATGAGTGTCACGGTCACGGCTTCGACTGTTTTGCCCCATCCGTCGACTTTCGGAATCATGTTCACGAGGTCGTCGAATGTCTGGACAATAGAGTCGCAAGTCAAGAACCTCGAGAGGGTCGCTCCCTTCGTTTTGATGACTATCTCGTAGGTGCTCATTGGTTGGCCTCGAGTTCGGCTTGAAGCTTCTCGATGAGCTTGCCAGCTTCAACCTTGGAGAGCGTTCCCTTCGCCGGCGGAAGCTTGTCGAGCTTCTTTGAAATGGCGTACAGCGCTCGCTCTTGTGGTTCGGTGGCTGGAGTAACCCCTGAGCCTGTTTCGACGCTCTGGGAGCGTTGTGGAGCGTCTGCCGATGGATGACGAGTCTCTTCGGCTTGCCGGCGAGCGCGTACTTCGTCGAGCGATGCGATGCGCTTCGTGTCGGCCGCGAGTGCGGCGACGATTGCCCGGCCCCAGGCCGACGATTCCGCCACCATGAGCTCCGAGTTTTTCGTGTACGGGGTAGTCCCCGGGAATGGTTCCCAGGCTGAGCCGATGCCCGGACGAGTGTCCTCTGGCGAGCGGTAAGCGGCGGCGATGTAGACGAGGAAAGTCTTCTCTCCGATGTTGACCAGCTCGAAAGGCTTCTCGAGGTTCGCCGGCTGGAGTGAGCCGTTGGGGTACTTGTCTCGGAAGATGCGGATACGTTCAGCGACGTCGACGTAGTCGCTGAGGCGGTCGTTGTAGTCGGTGCTCATGCGTAGATTCCGTTTCGGAGGTTCTTGAGCGCTGCTTTTTGGTATCCGATGCCGGCGCATCCGTCGAAGTGATTCCAGAGCTTGAACGCGGCGCGGCGGTGGCCTGTGTGAACGGCTGCCCAGAGTTCGCGGTAGTAGGCCTTCGGGAGAAGTGTGTGGATGCGATAGTCGAAGTGGGAATACTGCTCGTGTAGCTCTGTGACCTGGTCGCGGAGCTTGTCGGCCGAGATGCTGTCAGCGTCGCCCATTTTGACGTTGTACGGTTCGACGATTTCGTCGAGCTTAAGGAGGCCATGCTTGGCGCTGAGGATGCGGATGTTTTCGTCGCTCGTCATTGTGCGGGCGGTGCGTAAAGTGTCCGCAAACATTGAGCCGATGTAGATATCGGCGGCGGGAGCTGGCTCTGTGAGTTTCGCTCCTCCGCATGGGATGATTACTAGCTTTTTCATTGTGTTCTTCTTTCCGGCGGGCTTGGCCCCGCCAGGGGTAAGTATTACACAACTACACGGACGGCTCAAGTATCGGGTGGGGAGTCGCTCGGCTGGCGAAGAATTAACCAGCCGAGGACTCAACCCGTTCGGGCGGGGATGGTGTCCAAGCTCCCCGCGCGAGCTATTTGTTGGCTCTGAAGTAAGCCTCTAGAGCCTTCGGGTCGGCGTCTGCCGAGACCTCATAGTGGAGCCACATACCTCCAGGCGTTCCCCCGTTGTTTTTGGCGTCCCAGTTGACTATCCCGCGGTCTTTGTTGGCCCTGGAACAACGGAACCCTCTTCCCCATGCTTTAGACGCTCCAGGGGCTTTGAAGTTGTATTGGTGCACCTCTTCGATGAAGAGCTCGTCGGCATTGTTCACGAGGTACTCGAAGACGCTGGCGAGAATCTTCGGGTCGTTGCTTCCCACGTCTACAGCTCGGCCGGTTCCGTGGACGCTCATGTAGGGCTTGCACCGTGGGTCAGTTGGTGCGAGCTTTTGGACGCTGGCCGGAGCTGAGCGCATGACACGAACGACGAGGCCGCCCATGTAGCTCATCCCGTGGCGCTTCCCGAGAAGCTCGGCGAGCTTCTTGGCGGCTGGATGGGTAGCTGTGCCGACTTTGTCGAAGCCGGTGTATGGGCGCTTCGTGTTGGTCACTTCTTAGCTCCGAACGCGTCGGAGATTTCATCCGTCGACAGCTGGCCGTCGTCGTAGTACGCGCGAAGTAGGCGCTCGGTGACTCCAGCGGCCGCCATGAAGCCGGCCATTCCTGCCGACTTGGCGAGGCTGATGTCCATGATGGCGCCGCCGGCGAGTGCGGCAAGTGCTGAGGAGCCGAAGACGGCGAAGATGCGGGCGAGGAGTGTGGGGATGATTTTCATTCGTTCGGTTCCTTTGTGATGAGTGCTAGTAGACATTGTACGAGAACGGCGATACCGGAGATGAGAATCGCGCGGGATTGTACGACGCCGGACATGGAGACGAGGGCGATGCCTGTCCCTGCCCATGTCCAGACGTTCTCTTTGATGAAGTGCATGGCGTTACCTTTTGCGGAGTGTTGGGGCCGCCACGAGTAGCCCGGTGGTGATGATGATGGTTCGTCTTGTGCCGACGGATACGAGTGAGCCGAGAGGGATGTAGCCGTCGTACTTGCCGGCGAAGATGTTGACCTTGTCCTCGAATTGTTGACGGATGGATGGCGGGGCGTCTTGTACGGCTTGGATTATGGCCGCGGCTTCTTCGGGTGTGATTTCTTCCTCGTCGATTGCGGCGAAGACGAGGGCGGCTTGCTCTGTTGTGAGCTGGGCGACGAGTTCGGGGTTCGTTGCGGCGTCGATTGCTTCGTCGTTGGTTAAGCCTTCCGCTATCTTCTCGGGGATGCTCGAGGTTGTTGTTGTGCTTGTTGTGAGCGGTGTCCTGATGGGTTCGCTTGTGTTGTCGTTGATGGCTGGGATTTCGGGGATGGTCGAGGACACGCTCGGGGAGGTCTGGCTCGTTGTTTCCGCTGTGCTGGTTGTTGTCTGGGCTGTTGTGCTTTCGGTGGGCTGGTAGAGCGTTGAGCTGGTCGTTGTGGCTTCGCTGGTCGTTGTGGTGGTCTCTGGGATGGGTGCGATGGTGGTGGTCGTTGGCTGTTCGGTCGTTGTCGTTGTTCGTTCGGTGGTTGTTGTCGGCTGTTCGGTAGTCGTTGGCGGTTGCGCCGCTTCAGCGCTGAGATAGGCCGTCGGAATCTCCGACCATCCGGCGCTTGTCACCTGGTACAGCCACAGACAAGTCCCCCCGCCGTTCTCGTAATACTCGAGACGGATGTCGTGCCAACCTTCCGACAGCTGGAGGTCGTGGACGTATCCAGAGCAACCTCTGTCCCACCAATTTGAGACGACCAGCTGGCCGTCGATGAAGAGCCGAGCTCCGTCGTCCGAGAGAAGCGCGTACTGTGTCGCCGGCCCTGGCGAGTAGATGCTTCCGGTGATTTCGATGAGGAAGTTGTCGGCTGGACATCCTGGGAGCGGTTCGGAGTCCCATTCAAGGACGAGCCTTGTGAAGTTTCCCTCTGAGCATTGTGTCTCAGCTGTGGGCGTGTTGCTCCAGCTGTAAGCGCGGTAGGTGAGTGCTCCAGAGCTTGCCGTTGCTGGTTGTGCTGTTGCGAGGATTGCGTAGAGGACTCCCGCCAGAGGCAAGAGCCGGCGAATCATTCCTCGGGTGGCTGGTTTACTTCGGGAAGTTCGCCGACTTGTTCTTCGTCGGTTATTTCAATTTCAGTAACTACGAGCTGGCCGGTTGACCAGTCGTGAACGGTTCTACTTTCGGTAGCCATAAAGCTCATATTCTCCCGTGTAGCTTCCCGATGCTGTTGATGGGAAGATTCTGAATCCTGTGTAAACGTTGGAGGTGCCTAGTTCGCCGGCTCCGTGGATTGCGACGTTGTAGTTGGCGCCGGTGTAGTCGGTGTATCCCTGGCCTACGAAACGGGTCTGCCGTGGAGCGTTTGGGGAAAAGAGGTCTATGGACATTTGTCCGCTATATCCGATTCCTGGAGTTGTTCCAGCGAAGAAGAAGGTATCGGGGGTAAATGGGTTAGTGATGGAATATCCGCCCCATTGGAAAACGGGCCCGGCTTGAACGTAGGAACCGCCCCACGCGTAGTTGTAGACGCTGGCCGCTTCTTGTGCCGCTACTGTTCGCATTCTTAAACATAAAGACGAGTTGTTTTGACCTGTGACTGCTATTCGAACTATGAGCCTGTAATTGGTGAAATCTGAGGAGAAAACATTGTTGACGTCTAGCGGTGCTCCGGTCGTAATTCCGCTGAATGACGCGGCCGCTATCTTCCATAATCCGACCCGGTTGAGACTTGACGCGTCAAGTGGGGTGCCGTTGGTGAAGTCTGGAGGCGTGGGCATAGTGCTCGATTCTAAAGGATTAAGTCGGGGCCGCCGAGTAACGACGAGCCAATGATGAAGGGATTGGTGAAACGGACGGAACCGTTTAGCGTTGTTGACCATTCACCGGGGACGACGCGGTGCTCGATTGACTGAACCAGCTGAGGGAAAGACATCGAAGAACCGACAGCTGGCGCAAGTGTGAGCGTTATTCGGTCGAGAAGTTCAAGGCCGAGAATCGTCGCCCAGTCCGCCGCAACCGCCGAGACATTCACCTCGACCGGGCTCACCACCACCTTCGGGTCTTTCGAGAATCCGATGAGAAGATTTCCAAGCGCTAGAGCCTGGTCTTGCGTCGACAGCTGAGTCGTCCACGTCCCGCCCGAGGTGCCGTAAGCCGTGACCGAAGTCGAATCTCTCAGCTCGACAACTCCCTCGCCGGCGAAGCCCATCGTCAGCTCGTTACGCATTGTTTCAGCGTCGACGTGGTACTGAATCTCTGGGCCGATGGTGATGCCCGTCGTTCCGATTGTTGCCTGGTTTGTGAGGCTGGTACCGGTAGCGAAAGCGTTCCGCCCGGTAAGGGTCAACTCGCCGGCTTTGTTGACGTAGAGGTTTCCACCTTCGGAGTCGTTGAGTAGCTGAAGCTCGCTCGTGATAGATGGGCCTCCGGTTGTGATGCCTGAGACGGTGCCAATGGTGTCGACGGGGGTTGTCCAAAATCCGGACGGGACGGGGGTGTAGCCCATGAGTCGCGTGAATCGTGCGCTGGTTGTTTCGGTGATGATGGCGCGAGATAGTCGATAGATGGTCTGGACTTCCGTTGCTGTGAGTTCACGGTCGAGGGTGACGATTTGCTGGCGTCGTCCTTGTCCGCTTTGGTAGCTCTCGAATAGTGACGCGGAAAACGCAACGAGGGAGCTAAGCGACATCGTCAAAGGTTGGCCGTCGACGTAGACGCTCGTAGGTGCGGAGCTTGAATTGTTGAGGTTGACCACGAGATGGTGGGCGATGGATAGGTCGAGGGAGATGGTGCCAACGAACTCGCCGAGCGTTGTCCCCGAGAGGACTTGAATGCTGAGCTCTGAAGTGTTGACGTCGTAGGAGATGTTTGTGTTGCGTTGTTGGCCCCATGATGCAACGGTGAGCTGGTCAAGTTGTGGAGCTTGGAACCATAGCGAGAGGCTGGAATAAGCGGAGCTGTAGGGGCCGCGGCTGTAGCTCCAGCCGTCGACGAAGTCGGTCTCGGCGATAGAGATGGCTGTGTCAGCTAGTCCGATGGCCAAGCCTTCACAGTTAGCGGTCTTGAATGTTGAGTACGGGGTGAGGTCGACCGGGCTGGAGCCGTAATCCTTTAACGATTGAGTCGTGTATGTAACCGGGTCGATGGGGTCGTTAAGCGGCCAATAGTGCCGAGGGCTGAGGCTTCGGATGTAGCTATCGGCGAGGTCGTCGGGAAGCTCTTCTTGGCCGAGTAGCCCCATAATGTCGACACACTCGATGGTCACGGTGGAGTCGAAGCCGGCGTCGGTGATGCTTACGGGCCAGCCTTCGACGAAGCCGCGGAACATTCGGAAGCTCGTGGTAGTTCCGCCGATTGTGTTCAGCGCTGTGATTCGGATACCGCGACGAGGGACAACATTCGGGGAGTACGGGCTTGAAGTGTTGAGCGGGTCGAAGCGTCGGTCTCTGTTGTCAAGTGTGATGGTTGCCGTTCCAGCTTCGAACTCTTGGAACTCGTCGGAGCGTCCCCGTCGTACCGTGACTTCGCGGACGTAGTCGGTGACGTCAACCCATGTCGGGCTTACGGTGTACGGAGCGGATACGAAACTAATCTCGACTTGGACGTTCGGGTAGGGCACTACTTACGTCTCCCGGCGCTGGCCTTCGGGCGCTTGACTTTGACCTTTACGCCGTCCGTCTTCGCTCCGTAAGTGTTGAGAACTTGCGTCA